ATCGACGATTAGGAAGAATTGGGCCACCTACCCACTCGTTTGGTTTTGAATCTATTCTGCGATGGAATGATTTTGTTTAGCGGGGTAGTTTGGTTTGGCCGAGGAATAGAAATGAGCCAAAAATTTTTTTATTTTATTTCTGGTTGGTTTTATTTAAATGAAAACGAGTAATTGATTTAATACCTATAAAAGATTACTTGATAACATACCTACTTTTTTCTTTTTGGAAAGAAAATATTTTCCGGGAAATTTGGATGAAAATCGGTCGCGTTTTATAGGGTAAAACGTTTTAATAGATAATCCGGCGTTTTATAGGATAAAAAGTAAACGTCCTTCAATTTTCGTTTATAGGCCATACAGACTTTTTCGGAATAGAAGAGTACGGGTATTTTCTAAGTACTCGAAAATAAACGATTTTTTATCGTTTTGTTTTAGAAGATCGGCGTTTATAGGTCGATTAAACGCGGCGAAAAACCGTTTATATTCGATAGGTTATAGGCGAAAATAAAGTATATAAGCGAATAAGAATATAGGTTAGATAAAATATCCCTTATATATCGGGTAGTTATAGGGTATAGATAAACGGAAACGAATATATAGGACGGACCGAATAGCCCTTAATTATCGGGTAGTTATAAAGTAGCCCTAACCCTATCGAAACGGTAGACTCTTTTTTCCCCTTATATATCGGGTAGTTATAGGCGAGTCTAAAAACCTTTATAATTCGATAAGTTATAGGAGAAAATAAATCGAAAATATATTTTCGATCCGAAACGGAAAAAATCTATAAATATCCGAATCTATTACCGTTTCGGGAATAGATATAAACGGAGCACCAGTTAAATAATATCCCTTTCGTTTTTAATTTTTTTCCGGTATCGTATAGGTAGTAGGTAGATAGAAGAGGTAGAACCAGCCGGAATCCCTTACCGTCCGGAATCGTTAAAAGGGCTAAGCCCGGAAAGGTAAAAAATGTTAATCGAAAAAACGAAATCCGAACTGTTAGTCGAATTAAACGGTCTCCGTTCCGAAATCGACGCGAAGAAGGCGGAACGGAAAGCCTTAGCGGAACGGGAAAAGGTTATTTTAGCGGACGCGAAGGAAAAGGGAATCTCTCTTTCCTCGGAAAATTATACCCGATCCGAGTCTATCGCGGACGCGATTCTTTCCCTCTCGAACGGCGAGCCGTTTACCGTTTCGAGTCTCGCCGGGAAGGGAAATTCCCTTTTCGTCGGAAGAGGGAAAAAGGATAACGGGAAGGAATCGGAAACCGTTTCCCGTCTTCTTCTTCCGTTCGCTACTAAGATCGGACTCGTCGAAAAGACCGGAAAGGACTCGTATCGGTTCGTCGGTCCGGTCGCGGGAAGGAAAGTAGCGTAAAGAAAATTCGAGAGTAAGACGAACCCTCCGGACCGAAAATCCGGAGGGTTTTTTATTTCCGAAAAAGTAAACTGCTATCCCTGAACGATAAAAACGAAAAGACGAAATATTCCCCTGCCTGGTATCGAATCCGAAAATGTACGGGATGGGAACGGGGAGAAAAGGAGGGGGGGAAAGCCCCCCTCCCCGTAAAGTCTATTCTAAAAATATTCGACGTTTCCCTCTAATCGCCTACGAGGGGGGTAGGGGATAGGGGCTAAATAATCCCTGATTGGTTAACCCCCTTTCCTTCCCCCACCCTTTTGAATTATATTCCCATTTTCAAATTTTAATTTATCCTCACCCTTTTGAATTATATCTTATTTTTCAATTTCTAATTATCCCTTTCCCCACCCTACTCTGTATAATCGCTCCTCTTCTGCATTATATACCACTTTTCAATTTCTAATGCCCTCCGTTGTACCACTCTTATATACTTGAAATAAGTTAATGAATGAAACTATAAATGAACTCCCTTTTTGTTTCGATTTGATCTGATTTCTAATTTCTTCTCTGATAACTCTCTTTTTACCACTTGAAGTTGGAATTCTTAACTTCTTCCTGTATAGGATTTCTAATTCAGTATGACTTGGTATCAAAACAAAGAAGATTTATCAGAAGGAAAGAGAATATGATAACAAAAGGGGGAAAAGAGGATCATTTCTCCCTAGACCTCTATCAAGTGGGAAAAGTAGACCCACACTCTCCCCTTACCCTAAAGATTTGAAACAATCCTAGACAATAACAAGTGTATACGAATTCCGTCTACGAAGGTGGAATTACCCCTATTTCTATCAGAAGTGGATAGGGGGTTCCTTTCTGCAAGAATCTTTTGGATAATACCATTTTTGTTTCAAGGTATAGGAATGGATTTTCAGATTTTGGATTTCAAGGAAAATGAATAGAAATGATATAAGAAAGGTCTTCAACTTTTCCGTTTACTATTAATATGATGGGGGTTATTATACAGATAGAATTATAAGGGGGGTGAGGAATGTACTCTCCAAAGGAAAAAGAAATCATTGAACGTTGCTTATCTATCTCTGCTTGGAATTATCGAGCAAGTAAATTCGAGATTGCCGGAAAGGAAACGGAAGCTAATGTTCTCCGGGGGAAAGTACGGGGGGAACTTTTGATATTGGAAAAACTGGTTGATGAATCTATACTAGCGAAAATCTCAGTTTCGCCTCCTCCCCCGAAACAAAACAATAGAAAGATATCGAGATTCTTTGGGAGATTCATTGGGAGGGATTTACAATGATTATACCAGAATTAGCTTATACTGAAATGGACGCCAGTAAACTTATTCTGGTTCTAGCAAAAGCCGGTCTCACCAATGGTGAGATCGCCGCAGCCATTGGAATGGCTCCATCTAAATTCGGAACGATGCTTACTAAGTACCCCGACTTCCGTGAATTGTTGAACGAGGCTAAAGAAGATCCTAACTATAAGGTAGAACAATCCTTGTTCAAGAGAGCGTTGGGGTATCAAGTTAAGGAAATTGTTCAGAAAGCTGGAAGGCCCGTTCAGGTAACTATCAAGGAGTTTGCCCCTGATCCTGTATCTTGTATCTTCTGGTTGAAAAATCGTTCCCCAAAACGTTGGCGAGATGTTATTGAAATGCGACATACCTTAGCCGATAGAATGGGGCGTGCCCACGAAGCAGTAGCAGAAAGAAGTAGAGGAATGTTAACAGAGGGAGACGAAGTGTGAGCCAACATACTTGTATTCGGGTTTACCCTAGAGAAGATGGTCATTTATATCTTCCTGCTGGTCAGAGTAGTTATGGAAAAGACAAAGATGGTATGTGGTTCTTTCGCCATAAGAATGAACATGGTGGAACCTTGTTTGGAACCCACAAGGTTATAGAACACGAGGATGGCACCATCTCCGTTTCTCCTTCGATAGTTGGAAATGGAATTCACGGATATCTTGAACATGGTATTTGGAGGGATTGTTAAATGAATGATGAACAGAAAACCACTCTTACTGATGGAAGCCCTGTCACACCAGATCATCGAGAAATAAATCCAAAGACGGGACAGCAAAAAGAATATGTGGTTCTTTCTAAAGAGGAAAGAGCCAAAGGTTTTATTCGTCCCATTAGGCAAGAATATGCTCATTTAACTTGCGGTACAAAAACTATGATGTCTTTAGCCATAGCCGAAACCTATGCAAGAGACCCAAAATTCTATAGCGGGACATTTTGTTTTCATTGTAAAAAACATTTCCCTTTAGTTGAATTTATTTGGGTTGGTACCAACGAAATAGTAGGGAGTTGATATGAGGGAAAATTTTCTTACAAAGGCAATTCCATTTACTTTATTGAAGGAGGGGGGTTTCTCGAATAATCCAAAAGACCCAGGAGGCCCCACTTTTAAAGGAGTTTGTCTTAGGGACTTTCCTGAATTGAAAGATAAAATTATGGGAAAATCATTAACGGATGAAGAAGCTGCCCAACTAGTTTATTTACCCAAATATTGGGTTCCTGCTGGATGTGATAGCCTACTGTACCCATTAGATTGTGTAGTATTCGACATGGCAGTCAATATGGGGAACGTAAGGAGTAGGGAGGCTGCAGCAGATGCTCATAAAATTACGGATCATTTAGAGGGCCTGTTTATGGCTCTTGGGGCGTATTGTGGAACAAACCATTTTCCATTTGCTTGGCCATCACTAGCAGCGGCAGTTCATATTGCAGAACGTATTGGGGAATATAACATCATGGGGGGTGGGCCAAAATATCGCATATTCCGTAATGGATGGAGAAATAGGGCATTTGATTCACTTAAAACTTTTTTATAAATTTATTTGGCAAAGGATTTAGGTAATGATGGGTGGTAAGGAATCCAATAAATTGTTGGGGGAATAGAAAAGCATCTTGTAAATGGTGTGATATAGAAAGGCAAATTAAATGTAGTGATAGGAATTATTGGAAAGAAATGAGATTAGACCTTAAACGTTGGGAGTTGGATAGGGTATTACAAAATATAGATAGGGGGAAACGGAGATGAAGAAGATTTTTGCGTTAATAGCAATTATTTCTTTGGGAATGGTAACTAATATATTAGCAGAAACGAGGACTCTTTCCTTCGATCCCGTGGCGACGTACACGGATAATACACCTATAACGGGGGCCGCTCTTCCAGTAACATATGATGCTTTCTGGACTACTACTCCCAACACCTTGATCAATCCTCATATGCTACAATCAAATGGTCTTGCTACATCGGTGGTATTTGACCAGGTAACTCAGGGAATGGTACGAGGTACAATTATCTATTTTAGTGCAAGGGCTAGAACTGCTATAGGAGAGGTTAGTGCAAACTCTCCCGCCTTCTCTTGGTTGGTGCCCAATTTAGTATTGTCTGGTATTGGTATTACTTCTGGCCCTTCTTCAGTAAATGAGGGTTCTAGTGGAACGTATGTAGCAACAGCTACTTGGAATGATAATTCGGTCACCACGGTTACTCCAACTTGGGGCGTTTCTCCGTCTACTTTTGCTAGTATCAGTTCTGGGGGAGTTCTTACGACTTTGGGGGGTTTAATCTTATCGGATCAATCTGTTACCATCACGGCAACTTATATTAGTGGTGGAGTTACGAAGACGGCCACCAAGGTCGTAACAGTGGTCAACTCTGCCAATATCATCCCTCCGTCTGGGTTCTCTATTCAGTAAGGAGGATTAGTAGTGAATAGACTTTGTGTTTTAATTGGTGTTGTACTACTTTTGTTGGCAACGAATGTTGCCCAAACAGAGGTTCTTGTTTGGCATAGGTCAGAAATGTTTGATAACAATACCCCAATTCCCCAAGAGAAGATTCCCCTCATAAGGTATACTATCTATTGGGGGGAATCTTCTTTTGGGCCATGGAATTCGATAGCGCAGGTGTCTGATAATTCATTAATTCTTTTGGCATCTGCTCTGCCTGCTTATGGTGGGACGATGTATTATACAGGGGATGCTAAATTGGACAATTTCGTCTCTAGTAAAGGGGAACCGTTGAAATATGTTCGTCCCATTCTCCCATCACCATCTCCAGGTTGTGTAGCGAATCGCTTTCTTGAGAAAATATGAGGTAATATAATGAAATGGTTTATAGTTGGACTCGTGGTTGGTTTAATCGTTATGGGGCTATATATGAGATCCAAATGTAAAGATTGTAAAATTATTGGAAGGATTTGGACAGGGGGGATGAAACTTGATTAGTATTAAAGATATTGGAACTATTTTGGGTATCTTGGGTATGGCAATTCCTGGAGGTATTTACGTTCACGATACTAAAATGGAAGTTGCTGAACTTGGGCGAGATTATCGTCAGCATGTAGTAGATAGTCAATTATACGATACTCAGAAATCCATTTGGCAATATCAGGATAGATTGAAATCAAACCCTTCTGATAACTCTGCTTCAGAACGTTTACGGCAGTTAGAATATGATCAGAAGTTATTGGAATACAAACGCAATCAATTGAAAAAGGAGACAAACTGATGCGACAGAGAAAAGCAGCCGTTCTATTGTTAATGGTATTTTTGGTGGGGGTATTAGGTTGTGCAGCAACTATCTCCACCAAGGGTAAGGCGTTAATGGTCTTATCTACTTATAACGCTCAGACGACAAACGCCGTAGCAATGTCTAATCGTACAGATCTCACAGAAGCGCAGAAGGAAATGGTTAGGCAGAAGAAAGCAATTATTGTGAAATTAGACCCCTTGGTTAAAACGTATGGTGCTCTTGTCGGTTCTGGGGGGGTTCCTTCGGTAACTACGGAACAGGAAATTTATGATTTGATCGACAAACTTGTGGCTTTAGGCCAATAAGAAAGGAGAATATATGGACCCCGTTACTGGAGCACTTATATCAAATTTGCTGCAAATAGGCACATCTTTGTATATTTCGTACCAAAAGAGCCAAGGGAAGACAGAAGAGGAAATTAATGCAATGCTCGACGCAGAGTTGAAGAAAGCAATGGCCTTCGATCCGAATACTATCAAGGATGTATAAGGAGGAAAAAATGAGTAATCAAATGAAACTTTGGTTAAATGGATTGCTCCATGCCTTGCTTTTCGGGGTGATTGGGGCTATCTTGAGTGCGGGTATTACTACAGTAGAGGGAGAAATAAATTTTAAACTTATGGGCGTTACTACGGTGTCTGGGGCGTTGATTGGTATGTTCGGTTTCCTCAAGAAGCAACCATTGGTCTTGACTGGCCCTAATGCTTTTCTATGGGCGGCTATTTTTGGGGCATTGGGTGCTGTAGTAGGTATGATTTCTACTATCATAACTGGGGATACCATTAACGTTCAACTTTTAACCGTGACGGCTTTCAATGGCGTCCTCACGGGGGTTTATGGGCTTAACCAACCAAATTCTGATAAACAGAAAGCAAACCTTGTTGCGGGGAATCCTATAAATACGTCTGGTGTCCCTTCGTCTACCGAAAATCCCCCGGCGTAATAATTCATGGGGGATTTGGTTTCCATTCGTCGTAAGAGGGGTGGGGGCAGCGGAAATGGGAAAGATGGTGGTGGAGAAGAACCCCCCTCCAATTCTTCCCCCAGACGCACCCGTAAGCCCATCGTTCGCAATGAAGATATAAAACCATTTATAGAAGATCCCTCTGTCGATCCTGAATTGATTAATTTAATTGATTTGCCCATACCATTGCCAATTCTTCGAAGAGAAATCCATAGACAGAAAGCCAGTAATCCTGTCGAAAAAGAAATTGATTTGATGAAGAGGTACAAAGAAAAACCCCTTTTATTTTGGAGGGATGAATTGGGGATTTCTATTGAATCTTGGCCCAATGATAAACCCCCTAAAAGTTGGAAACCTGGAGATCCTGTTCCTCTTTGGAGTAAACAAAGGGAAATCATAAAAGCATTAGTAGATCATAGAAAAGTATCAGTCAAGTCTGGACATGGTGTCGGGAAGACCATGCTGTCTGCAGGAATTACTTTATATTTGGCTTATGTATGGCATGCAACAGGAATGACTACAGCACCTTCATTCAGGCAAGTCAGACGCGCCTTGTGGGGAGAGATTCATTATCAATATTCTCGCGCTCGTACTCCTTTGGGTGGAAAGATGAATCAAGTTAGTTTGGATTTGGGTCCTAAGTGGTTCGTCGAAGGATTTGCTACAGATAAACCAATGGATAATATCACGGGTATTCACGAAGAGAACATTTTTGTTATTGTGGACGAAGCTGGGGGAGTAGCCCATAGTGTATTTGAATCGTTAGACGCTCTTTTAACTTCTGAAAGCACATTTGTTCTTTATATAGGCAACCCCACTGATCCTACTAGTCCTTTTGCGGATACTTTTAAACCAGGATCTGGATTTAAAACATTTACTCTTAGTTGTTATGATTGTCCCAATATTCGTCATGATATGATAATTTATCCTAAACTTACGGTTAAGAAATGGGTGGACGAAAAAGAAAAGAAATGGGGGAGAGATTCCAATCTCTTTCGAATTAGAGTTTTGGGGGAGTTTCCTCAAGAAAGTAAAGATACTCTCATTCCTATTCGATATATTGAGAAGGCATTAGAAAAAGGCAGGGAAAATTTATTACCGGCAGATTGGATTTATGCTTTTGGTTTGGACGTTGCTCGTCAAGGTTCTGATAGCACCACTTACGGAATACGTTATAAATCGGGGCTTTTCAAAATACATGAGGCTACCCAAAAGAAAAGGGAAACAGAAACGGCGGGTAAAATGATAGATATTTATAATGAATTTATCCCTGAATTTAAGTATAGGAATTTGAATGATTTGGAAAAGAGATTTCAGAAGGAAGGTAAAGAAGAGAAGGAAAAATCAGAGGAGGAAATTTTCTTCCCCCCGATTAACGTAGATGACATCGGGGTTGGTGGTGGGGTTGTAGATATTTTGCTAGAAGAAGAATTCCCCACTAACGGAGTGAACGTGGCGGAACAGCCCGACCCTTCCGATCCAGATGAGGCAAAATTATTTCTTAATAAGCGTGCCCAATATTATTGGAATTTGAAAAAATTGTTTGAAAATGGCCTTGTGGCTATAGACGATGAAGAATTAGCCCATGAACTATCCAAAATAAAAATAGAATTTTTACGGAGTGGGAAGATTAAAATAGCAGATAAGGATACGATTAAGAAAGATTTGGGGGGTCGTAGTCCGGATAAGGCTGAGTGTATGATGTTGGCTTTTTCTATGGACTATGCAGATGTGGAGAGGGAGTTGGTAAGATTTTTATGATGGAGGACACATGTTTAATGAAATGATGGCGGAGTCTATTGCTAAAGCAACTTTTTGGATTTTGATAATTTTTGCGGTGGGAATTACTGCTAGGTTTTTGATAAGAGATTATATAAATTTTCTTTTGGAGGATGTTGGTAAAAAGCCTTCGTCAGAGGACGAATGATGCCCCCTTCGAATAGTAGAGAATATGCTAGGAATACCGACGTAGGCCCTGAAGATCAAATAATAATCCCCAAGGGGGATCAAATGGATAGGGAGATCGCTAACCTTAGAGAATGGATGAGGGATTTAGATACTAAAGTAGATGCCCTCATAACTGAAGGGTGTAGTCATAGGGGAAATGATTTAGCCAAATTATCTCGAATAGAAGCAGCAACTGATGGATTTCGAATCGAAGCGGGGGCTATTAAAGATTCTATTTATCAATTATCCTTGTCTTTTGAACAACATAAAACTAAGGTGGTAGAGTCTACTAATTTTACTAATAATAAAATAAGTAATTTAAAATTGGGTATTTTAGCCCAATGTACTCTTTTGTTATTAGTGATATTAGGTTTTTTATTTAAGGAGTTTGTGATTCCAGCTACTAAAAATATTTCCTCCCCATCATTAATAACAGATAAGGATCATATAAATATTGACCAAGAGACTTGGGATAAATTGATAAAAAATAAAAAATAGTAGTGAATATCTTTGATACATACTATAGTTAAACTCAAGCGTTTTATTGTATAGGGGAGAAGGATGACAACGCGATTGGAATTACTTCGGAAAAGCCCAATCACTAAGAACGCCATTGATGCCGTTTTCCTTCGTAATAAGCAAATGTTGGGGGTAACTGAAGATGATGTAATGCGAGAGCCTTATAAGAAATCGGATTTAGTTTATATTTGTATTTCTACCACTGCTAAGGCCATTTCTCAAGTTCCTTTGATAGTGGTTCGGAACTTTGGTCTTAGTGGGGAGTATAAACCCCTTCCGGATACTGATCCTTGGTCTCAGTTATTTATTAGACCCAATTATATTACTGATAGATATTCTTTTGTGGAGTCTATTATTACTTATCTATTGCACGATGGAGAAGTTTTCATTGTTCCTTATCCCCCCGGTTTGGGTCCCCCCGGCTCCCTTTGGGTGGTGAGAAATAAGTTTATCAGGCCGATGAAAGATCCCAAAACGAATCTTTTGTTAGGGTGGCTTTATAATCAATCAGGGCAATTCACCGAAGGTGGACTATCCTCCACTGCTGAAGGAATTCCTTTGCATGTAGATGAGGTTGCTAGGGTATATTTATTCAACCCCTACGACCCGTTGAAAGGAATATCTCCTTTAGAAGCAGGAAAAATGAGTATAGTAGTTGATTATAAAGCATCTTTTTATACATCTGTATTCTTTGATGAAGGGGCTTCCCCTGGCGGGGTAATTTCTACTGAGCAAAAATTAGGAGATAAACAATTCAATCGTACTAGAGAACAATTCGAGTCTCGTCATCAAGGGTTTAAGAAAGCCCATCGTATTGCAGTATTGGAGCAAGGATTAAAGTATACTCAAACAGGTTTGAATCAAAGAGATATGGAATTTGGGGATTTAAGAAAACAAACAGCGGAAAGAATCTATCAGATTTTTGGTATGAAAAAGGCCATTGTTTCGGTTATGGAAGATGTGAATTACGCCACAGCACAGGCTGAGCGCAAGGAGTGGTGGGAAGGTACTAACCTTCCCTTAATGTCATTAACTACTTCGGCGTTGAATTTTATTCTGTTTCGTCAGAATTCCGATCTTCGGTTGATATTTGATACCACCACCGTAGCAGCTTTGAAAGAAGCGTTGAAGGAAAAGGTAGAGACGGGATATAAACTTTGGCAAATGGGGTTCGCTGCCAATGAGATCAATCAGCGACTCGATATGGGATTTGGTAATAAGCCTTGGCGTAACGTTGCGTTTGTCGCAGTTAATTTGCAACCGGTGGACCGTGCCCTCAATCCGCCAAAGCCAACCGTGCCAGAGTTGCCGCCACCCCCTGTATCACCCCCTGCGCTTCCCCCGCCAAAGCCTCCGAAGGCGTTGACGGAAGGGGGAGAGGAGAAATTATCGGATAAAGACGAAGCTAGAGGAGAGCAAAGTTGGAATAATTTTATTCAAAAGACTGCCCCTTTGGAAGAGAAGTTCGAAAAGAAGGTGACAAGAGTATTTATGGATATGAGGAGTAGGTCTTTGGAGAGTTTGTATAAAAATACCAAGGCTCCCAAGGATTTGGATGATGAGCTTTTTTCAGAGGATTCTAAAAATATTTCTAAATTTACTGATCCCCTTTACGGGGATGCTATAATAGTGGGTTTTACTACTATGTTAGACGATATTGGTTCTTCCATTGTATTTAGTTTATCTGACCCCGAAGCATTAGCATTTTTAGCAACGAAAAATATTCAAATTAAGGGAATTATTCAAACTATTAAAGATCAGATACGGGTAGAATTAATGGAGGCGTATGAAAAAGGAGAAACGATTGATGAGATAGCGGCTCGCATTAGAAATGTTTTCAATATGTCTAATAGCAGAGCTAAAATCATTGCTCGTACTGAAATTCTCGGGGCAGCTGGAGAAGGCAGAAGTTTAGCGATAAACCGATCTGGATATAGAGAGAAAAGATGGTTTACTGCAATGGACGAAAGAGTACGGATGGCTCATAGAGCAATGCACGGAAAAACAGTTAAGGTGGGAAATATGTGGGTTTTGCCTGATGGGAGTTCTTTAAGATATCCAGGAGATCCCCAAGGACCAGCAAGACAAGTTGTGCAGTGTCGTTGCATTGAAACCGTAGTTTTTGAAAGTCATTTCCTTTTGGAAACTTGATAATTAGAAGGAGGTTACAATGGCTGCCAAATTAGTAGGTCAGGACGGAACCCCCGTAAAGTATCAAGGAAAAGAAGTTTTCAGTTCCGATTACTCGGGGGTGGTTAAATCTGTAGATATGATGAAACGAACCCTCGTTATGACAGGGACAGATGAGACCAAGGATAGAGACGGTGATATTATCCGGTTGTCCGGTTGGAATATGGATAACTACAAGAAGAACCCCGTTTTCCTTTGGGCCCACAATTATGGGTCAGTCCCTCTTGCTAGGGCCGAAAAGGTTACAAAAAAGAAAGAACCCCCTAGGATGGAGTTTTTGCTTCAGTTCCCCACAAAGGGGATTTACCCCTTCGCTGATATGATTTTGGAATTGTACGAGGAAAAGATAATTAACGCTTCTTCAGTGGGATTTATTCCTATGAAGTGGAATCCTATTGAAGAGGATAAGAACGATGATAATCGTAGAAATCCATATGGAAGAGAGTATATTGGTCAGGAACTTTTGGAACTTTCAGGATGCGCAGTTCCGTCTAATCCTAGTGCGGTTCAGAATGCTTTGAAGGGAAAGAATTTTGGATTTAAAGATGATGATCTTTTGAAATATCTTACGGGGGCAACGCTAATCCCTCGTCCAGAGAAGGAAGATGATATCATTGATGAATTAGATAAATCAGAAACGGAGATCGTTGACGAGACTACTATTCAAGTTCAAGTGGCAGAGAATTTGAATAAGTCTGAAGATGACGTGACTCTCACTATTGCCCCAGAAGTTGTAGAAGAGGATACCAAAATTTCTCCCCCAGTAGAGGAAGTCGTAGAAGATCCTCCAGAGGGGGAAAAAGAGATGACGATGGATATGTGTGGGTCGGGGGATCTTCCCATCAACCCCGATTCATCTTGGGATGGGAAAGCGGCTATTGCTAGAATGAAAGAGCTTTGTGGGGGTCCAGATAAGGATAAGATGAATTGGGAGAAATATGGCAAGGGATTTGTAATGAGGGATGGGGCTAACAAGGAAAGTTTTGGGTCTTATAAACTTCCCTTTGCAGATGTAAAGGATGGAAAACTCACTGCGGTTTGGGGTGGAGTTATGCGAGCTATGAGTGCTGTTCATGGTGCTCGTGGCGGAATGAATGCTTCTGATGTAGATAAGAAGAAAGCCCATAATTTCTTGGCGGGGTACTATAAGAAATTTGATAAACCCGTTCCAGAAATGACTTCTGTTTTCGATGTAGAAGAATTAATGGTAGATTTTTCTGAGGAAATCCGTAAGATTAAGGAAGAGTTATTTATTAGCAACCAGACTTTAGAGTCAATGGTTGCAGAGATAAAGGGTATCCAGGACTCTTTGGCGAAAGCCCTTGAAGAGATCCAGAGGAAACCCAAGTCTGGAAATGGAACGTCGGATTTTATTTTGAAAGAGGCTTTCAATCAGGGGAGGGGAAAGATAGAAAATCCTCCCACAGAGAAGTACAGCAAGGAATCGTTGAACAGTTTGAGATTAGCTTTAGTTGAAGTAGCGAAGGCGATGAAAAACATAAAACTTTAAGGAGGCAGTTATGGTTAAGAAGTTCGTTAAGTCAGCTACTGGCGTTTTGGTTCTCGCAACCCCAGAGCAGGAAGCGGATGCGAGTATCGAGAAATTTGAGGTGGAGGATCGCACCAACGTCAACCCGCCTGATCCCATCGTGGAACTAACTGGGATTGTTCGTGAGATGGCCACCAGTCTTAGTGATATCAAGGAGAAGGCTGATCAGCAGGGCGATGCGTTGGAAGCCTACAGGAAGGCGGTGGATCGTGGGTTTCTTCCCCCGAATCCGAAGACAGGTCCCACAGTAGATTCGGCCTCGGATGAACTGAAGAGTATCATGGGGCATTATGAACTTGCCTTCCAGGGCAAAGAACTCATGTCTCGAACGGTCCACCCGAACCATGTCATTGATGAGCCTACTAGGTTGGAGATGGCAAAGTTTTATGCTCTTTTCCTTCGTCACACTCTTCAGCAGGATTGGAGAGCAAAAGATCAGTTTTGGAAGTATTTTGGTCCCCAGATGAAGACAGCAGTCGGGGATTCCGGAAATACTTTCCCCCTCCCGGATATTGTGGATTCAGAAATCCTTGCGTTTGCCCGTGAGGTTTCTGTAGTTCTGCAGTACTCCCGGATTTGGCCTATGTCCTCGGATAAGCAGTCCTTCCCGTCTGAGACTGCATCTGCATCAGTTGCTTGGGGGAATACCACCTCACAGTCCGAGCCGGGAATTACAGAAGTTGAGCTGGATGCCAACGAGCTTTCGGCATACAGTGTTGTGAAGAATGCCACCTTGATGGATGCCCGCTCGGACATCGTTTCTTGGCTGACGGCGGCTCTGGCAGAGGCGGCGGGACAGGAACTGGATAATCAGGCATTTAACGGTTCTGGCTCTCCGTTCTTCGGTATTCTGGATGCGACGGGTGCCGGGTATTCTGTTACGCTTGGTGGGTCTTCCTTCTCTGACGTCACCTTCACGGACTTCTCCAGTATGATTGCCAAGCTGGACGGTCTGCGGAAGCAGGGTGCCCGGTTCTGGAT